GTTGCTGCTTATTTAAAGTATAAGCAAGAAACAGGAAGGGGAATCGAGGATTTTATAAAATTGAATAAAGATGTAGATTCTATGGACTCAGAAACTCTTTTAAGAGAGTATTTGAGCGCTACACAAGAAGGTCTTGATGCTGACGATATAGAAGTTCTTATGGACGACTATAGATATGATGAAGACATTGATGAAGAATCTTCTATTAAGAAAATAAGATTAGAAACGAAAAAGGCAGTTGCTGAAGCTAAGAAGTTTTTTAATGCTCAGAAAGAAAAATATAGTGTACCTCTTGAGTCAAGGGGAGAAACTATTTCTGAAGAGCAAAGAGAAATTTACGAAGAGTATAAGCGATATACCGAACAAGCTAGTAGCTTTGAAGAAGAGAACGAAAGAAAAAGACAATGGTTTGACCAAAAGTCTGACGAAGTTTTCTCAGATAAATTCAAAGGTTTTGAATTTGCTCTGAAAGACAAAAAAGTCTCTTTCAATCCTGGGGACCGAAATGAGTTGAGAAAATTACAATCTACTCCTGCAAACTTTATAAATAGGTTTTTAGATGAGCAAGGTTTAATGAAAGACGCAGAAGGATACCATAGAGCATTAGCCGTAGCAATGAATCCTGACAAATTTGCTGATTTCTTTTATGAGCAAGGTAAAGCAGATGCTGTTGACGGAACAATGAGGAGTATTAAAAATATCCAAATGTCTGAGAATAGAGCGCCTGAGGTTGGGAGAGCTACAGAAGGTATTCAGGTAAAAGCGGTAAATCCTGATTCGGGTAGAGGCCTTAAAATCCGTAGTATAAAAAAAATGTAAAATTTTAAATTAAAAGAAAATGGCAAGTGCTTTATTAAACAACCCTACTTTTCAATTACAGCCAAGTGCTGAGCAAGTAGCGTTACAGACAAACTACATTACCAACTTCAATTTCTTAAATCAGTATCTTCCTGATACTTACGAAAAAGAATTTGAGCGTTATGGTAATAGAACCATCGCATCATTCTTAAGAATGGTAGGTGCAGAGATGCCTTCTAATTCTGACCAAATCAAATGGGCAGAACAAGGTCGTCTTCACATTAAGTACACAAGTGTAACTTCAGCTGCTGCTGCGGGTTCTAACTCAGCAACATTTACTGTAGCTGATTCAGGTGTTACTTACATCGCAATTAGAGTTGGACAAACTGTAATGATTCAAAATAACACTTCAGGTGTTTACAACAAAGCAATCGTTACTGCTGTTCCTTCTGCAACTACGTTTACAGCTTCTTTCTATGAAGCAGCAGGTCAAGCGTTTGCAGTATCTACAACTTGTACTGTATTTATTTACGGTTCTGAGTTTAAAAAAGGAACTAACGGAATGGTTGGTTCTTTAGAATCAGAAGATGAAATCTTCTCAAACAAACCTATTATCATCAAAGATAAGTATTCAGTAAATGGGTCTGATATGGCTCAAATTGGGTGGGTTGAAGTTACAACTGAGAATGGTGCTACAGGATACTTATGGTATTTGAAATCAGAGCACGAAACTCGTTTACGTTTCGAAGACTACTTAGAAACTGCAATGATTGAGGCTGTTCCTGCTGAGAACAACTCAGGAGCTTCTGCTGTATTAGGTGGAAATGGTCAAGGTGGTTCTGAAGGTATCTTCTATGTTGTTAACAACAGAGGAAACGTTTGGGGTGGTGGTACACCAACTAGTTTATCTGATTGGGATTCTATCGTTTCTCGTTTAGACAAACAAGGAGCTATTGAAGAAAATGCTTTATTTGTTAACCGTGGATTGTCTTTCGACATCGACAATATGTTAGCTACATTAAACGGATACACTTCAGGTGGTGTTGCTCAGTCTGCATCATTCGGTTTATTCGACAATGATGTTGATATGGCATTAAACTTAGGTTTCACAGGATTCCGTAGAGGTTACGATTTCTACAAATCTGATTGGAAATACTTAAACGATCCTACAATGAGAGGTGGTTTAAATGCTACTGCTGCAACTGCAACAGGTACAATTACAGGTTTAATGGTTCCTGCGGGTTCTACTTCTGTATATGACCAAATCTTAGGTAAAAACGCTAAACGTCCATTCTTACACGTAAGATACCGTGCTTCTGAAACAGAAGACAGACGTTACAAAACTTGGATTACAGGTTCTGCCGGAGGTGCTCAAACATCTGATTTAGATGCGATGGAAGTAAACTTCTTATCTGAAAGATGTGTATGTACTTTAGGTGCAAATAACTTCGTATTATTCCGTTACGGTTAATATATAGTTTAAATATTACAGGGCCTCTTTACGAGGCTCTGTATATTTTTTTAGTTAGTAAATCAAATTAAATTAAATATTTATAAAATGGCAAAACAAGCGTCAACAGACAAAGTCTATAAGTTGAAAGTAGGAACTCCACTTTCTTATAGTTTAGCATCAAGAAACCACCAAAGATTTCCCTTAATGTGGTTTGATGAATCAAAAAATCAAAACAGAGCTTTACGATATGCAATAAACCAAAAAACTCCGTTCGAGGACGAGCAAGATGGTAATGCTATTATGGAGCCTATTATTTTTGAAGATGGGTTTTTGAGTGTATCAAGAACAAACCCTGTACTACAGGAATTTTTACATTACCACCCGTTAAACGGGATTGTGTTCACAGAAGTTGATGAACAAAAAGAAGCTGATTCAGAAGTTGCGGATATGAATTTAGAAATTGATGCTTTATTAGCAGCAAGAGAACTTTCTATCCAACAAATTGAAACTCTTACAAGAGTTATGTTTGACAAAGACCCTTCTGTAATTCCAACTGAGATATTGAAAAGAGATATTTTAGTTTACGCTAAAACGGAACCAATTGAATTTTTAAATATATTAAACGATCCTGACCTTCAGTTTCAAGCAAAAATAAGATTGTTCTTTGAGAACAGATTATTGGCACTTAGAAATAACGATAGAGAAGTTTGGTTTAACACTTCAACAAACAAAAAGAAAATGCTATCTGTTCCTTTTGGAGAAGACCCTTACGCAGTAGTAGGTCATTTCCTTGAAAGCGATGAAGGCATAGATTCATTGAAAATGTTAGAAGCAATTCTTAATGAATAAATAGGATTAGGGTGTCCCTGGTCGGAAAATAGCACAGATTGATTTCTGTGCTTTTTTTTTATGTATATTTGTAAAAAAGATTTAAAATGATAAACCAAGTTAGAAATACAGTATTATCCGTTCTAAATAAGAACAACTATGGATATATTTCTCCTTCAGACTTCAATTTATATGCAGAAAATGCTCAGATGGAGTTATTTGAAGAATATTTTAGCAACTATAATAAAGCTATAAATATGGAGAATGCACGTCAAGCAGGTAGTGATTACGCTGAAATAGAAGGGCCTATTGCTGAAACAATAGAAGGATTTTTAGTTACAAATTTTTTAATTAATAACGCAAATTCTTTTTCTATTCCTTCGCTTGTAACTACGGGAGATACGGCATATTATATATTAAAAATGCTTTGCCATACAAACGTTATTAGCTCAGGAGCTAATAGCAGTATCGGGGCTAATCTTCTTATATCTTCTAGTGCTCAATTTACTTCATTAGGAATCGTTCAAGGAGATATAGTTGTAAATTTAAACACAAATAAAACAGCAAAAGTTATTTCTGTTACTTCAAATACAACATTAACTTTAGATGCTAATATATTTTTAACAACTCCTGTTAATTATCTTGTAATTTCTCAAGCTGTAAAAGAAGCAGACAAAGTAAGTGTTGGTAAAATAACTATGTTAAATAGTTCTTTATTGACTCAGCCAAATAATATATTTCCTTCATATACATTAGAAGGAGATTATATAAATATTTATCCTAAAACAATAAATCAGTTTGGACAAATTGAAGCTGTTTATTTTAGACACCCTAAAGTACCAAAATGGACTTACTCTACTTTGGCTAATGGAGAACCTGTGTTTAATCAATCACAACCTGATTATCAAGATTTTGAACTTCCTTATGAAGATACATATAGACTAGTTATGAAAATACTTCAATATTGTGGTATGTCTATTAGAGAGACAGAGGTTACTCAATTTGGTATAATACAAGAACAACAAATCAATCAACAATAAAATATTAAGATATGGCATATTTATCTCAATACGAATACTACGATAATAATGGAAATCAACCTGAAGACGCTAATTGGGGCTCGTATCAGTTTATAAGTCTTCAAGATATTGTAAATAATTATTTATTAATGTATTCAGGAAACCATTCGTTAGTAAATAATGAAGAGCGTTACAAAATAATATTTCACGCAAAAAGAGCTATTCAAGAGCTAAATTATGATGCATTTAAAGAAATTAAGGTATTAGAACTTACTGTTGCTGATACATTAAGATTTGTGCTTCCTTCTGATTATGTGAATTGGGTTCGTATCTCTTTATATAAAGATGGTTGGTTAAGGCCTTTAACTGAAAATATTCAAACATTATCGTCAAAAGCTTATCTTCAAGATAATAAAGGAAACATATTGTTTGACCAAAACGGAAACATACTTGAACCACAGTACTCTAACATAGATTACGATAGGCTTACAAGAAGTAAAAAGAGTATTTACCTAAACAAAGGAAATCAATTTAACGGAATGCAAGGTTGGAATTATGAGGGGAATTGGTATTTTGATTGCGGTATTGATAATCATTTCGGATTAAATACTGAGACAGCAAATTTTAATCCTACTTTTAATATTGACAAAAAAGCAGGTGTTATCAACTTTGACTCAAGTATGGCAGGAGAATCTTGTATTCTTGAATATGTTTCTGATGGTATGGAAAGTGGAGATGACTCTTTAATAAGTGTTAATAAGTTGTTTGAAAAGTATGTTTATGCTTATATTACTTACGAAATACTTAATTCAAAACTAGGTGTTCAAGAATACATAGTTACTCGTGCAAGAAAAGAAAGAAGAGCATTACTTGGTAATGCAAAAATTAGAATAAGCAATATCCACCCAGGGAGATTATTGATGAATTTAAGAGGAATGGACAAGATAATCAAATAATATGGCAAACGTAACAAGAAATTTTATAGCCGGGAGAATGAATAAAATCGTTGATGAACGATTACTTCCTGATGGAGAATATATTGACGCTATGAATATCAGAATGGGTTCTACGGAAAATTCTGAAACAGGTGTCATATCAAATACAAAAGGTAATTTAGCATTAACTGCATTAAAATACACAGATGGAACTCCGTTAAGCGTAAATGCTCGATGTATTGGTGCGATTGATGAT